ACGCTCTTAAAAGGAGATATCGACATGTATCCCATGGTAGATTTCCGATAAGCGTGGTCTTTCAAATCGTCCCATGACACAAGTCCAAAATCATAGCCTCTAGCCCGAGCTCCTAAGTAATCCGCCCATTGTTCGAACACGTCCCAAAATCGACGTGCGTTAAAAGACACAATGGGAAAATCATATCGTTTTCTCAATCCATCTAATAAAGCAAAATTAGACTGAGAAGGAATGTCTACTTGGCGTTCTAAAGGGAGCAGATCAGCGGTGGCTAAAACGGATATGGAAAATAAATCTACCCCAGCATTAAATTCTCTGTCTGGTACAGGTAGTGTTACAGTACGCCCTAGTTGACGAACGGTACCACACTGCATCACAAGTCTAGAAGGAATTAATTCACGCGAAGTCCAGGAATGGGAAAATGAGTCTACCCAGATAATTGAACTGGATTCAATAAATTCCAAACTTTCGAGAGAAAGTCCAACGTCAAGGTATTTCTTGGAATCCAAGGACCAGACAATCTTAGAGGTAGTACATAAGGGCGGCTTGAAGAGTGAGTGCAATTTAGGGTACCAGTATGAGGAAATATCTTTCTGGTTATTAAACCGACGTGACATACCTTCATTAAAGAATTCAAACCATTCAGTAGGAAAACGCCAGTCATACCAATCAAACTTGCCAAGAGTGAGAGATCGAAGAAAAGGATCCTTACGATGCAGTTTTCTTTCTGCAATGATCCACAAGAAGCCAGCTGTTCTTTTAAGAGGGTCTTCAACGACTGTGATCCTGGAAAAGTAAACACTTAAGAAACCAAGATACTCATGAGGAACCATGGCCATATCACACATTGTTGAAACAATCAACGTGCCTCCATCCTCTACACGACACAAAGCCTCTGTCAAGCAATTAGCTTCATAAACTTCCTGATCATCTCGGTGCGCAAAATCATCACTATACCAAATGGAGTCATCAACAGGTTTCGCTACATCAAGAAAGACCCTATCAAACTTCTTATAACACATTGTTCTAAAGTCACCTACTATAACATCTAATTCAATTCCCTTTTCCTTTGCATAATTGATCACCATCGGATCTGTATTGAAACCTGGGTCATCTAAAGTGTACAAAGTTAAGTCTTGCACGACATTTTCATGTAGAAGACCTTGAGCAATTCCACCAATGCCAGACCCAAAAACGACAGTCGATACAACTTGCCTAGACACTAATTCATGACGGACCAAGGCTATAATAGTTGAGGTTCTCAAATTAAGCATGCCACTTGGTAAAGCATGAACATAAGAGCCTCGGTCCCATCCTGAAATCCAGCCCCTGGTTCGATTTCTCGGATAAATCTGCTTCATAACCTCTGAGTCGGATTTCCCTAAATGTGGAACATCTAACGTAGCCACGACCCCTGGCTTGGGGTCCCAAGAAAACCAACTTACCCGAGAGGTAGCAACGGTTAAGGGTAAGAGGATTGAATCAGACCAGACGTGAGCTTTAGACGCCTTGATACAAGTAGCAGTCATCCTGATCAAACCAGAAAATATGGAAAGGGGGTGACCCATACTAATAGCGGCTAATGCAACACATAATGATGATTCATCACCAATAGGCACGAAATGAGTGGATAGTTGTGCAATTAAAAAGGCCACTGGGCTAGCTAGAAGTGAGAACCATTTAATACTTGACTCATTGGCGTCTGAGCTCGAATCTGGATGAAATAAATCACCCAATTTAAACTTCTTATCATAGTTGTTGTACTCATTCAAGTTACGACCATTTTCCGTGCGAACAGCACTAAGATAAACTCCCTTGTGGTATGCCCCTAGCGTCCCTTTAGCTCCACTGGCAACTCCCATTAATGAACCCAAAGAGAAGGCTAGTTGTTTTAAAGATGATTGAACGCGGTTCAGAGTGGCTGTTTCTATCCCACATGTCAGAAAAAACCTCTCAATGGTATCACGAAGAACTAATTGAACCGAAGCTGCTGCTAAAAAGTACCAATTAAAGTACCCAGTACTTACGATATCATGTTTAGTTCGACTAGAGCAAAAAGTACTAGTTCCTGAGCACAAATTATGTAGAGTTTTCGACCATCGTGAGTCACCAAAGGATTGAATATCGGCAACTCTAAAATCAACATCTACCTTCAATATATTAGAGTTGTGTAGATACTCAGTTGGAACATACAACTTTCTAGCCTCACCAAAGCTTACACGACGCGCGCACATAGCAAATAAGGTTTGCTCGTTTGGAGTAAGTCTATTATACACGTGATTGAAGGGAATCAAGTCGCACAACTGTTCATCAGTCCCGTAATGATGCCATACAGAATGTGATCCCCACCATTTAGATCTAAGGTGAGATCCAAAAGAGCCAAAGTAATTAACAGATGCTAGCATATTCGCAGACACGCTTACTCCAATGGGATTGACTACAACGTTATCATGCAACCGTGAGGCTGCCAACTCCAGAGGAGTCACCATCCAATCTGCATCTCTATGCAGATAATAAGTACTTGAATCACCCCAAAATAGAGGGGCTAACCTTGCCATACGCATCTGCGCAGGGCTTTCTAATTCCATAACGAGAACTTTAACGTTGGGTTTATCCTTTGCAAATGCTTCAGCTTGTAGTTGCAAGTGTTGATCAGATATAATTAAAAAGCCAATGTCACCCATAACCTTCGTGTAATTATAGTAGAGGCCTATTGCCTTTTCCAACCATCTTGGGGATCCAGCAGCTCCTACAACTAAAACCACACTGTTCTGGAATCTAGGTACATGCACTGGTGGACCCTCGCCTGTCATTGAGGGCAAGTCTGAATCCCCAAGATTAGTGTGACTAAGCAATTTTGCCATGCTCTTGTCAAATTCGGGGAGAGTTCCATAAGAAAAGCGTTTCAACCAAATAAGTAAAGAACTAACGGTACTTACAACTTGTACCATTACAAATGCAAATAAAATTGGATGAATCGCATAAGACGTTAGAAGAAGGAAAATACTCATTAATATATGACGAACCCACTGTGTACGAAAAATGAACCGATACAATAGTGAGACCGTGCTAATAGAAACGGGTAATACTGGTCTCCGGTTCAATTTTCTTAAATGTTTGAGAAAAGAGGCAGAAGTAGCAATCACTTCACTTTCATTCTTACAAATTGATTGTACTACCCACAAGATCGCATGAATTACCAACCATATGAGACTCGCATTGAAACCAAGTGCTGAAACCAAAGTGCCGACTAATAACTCTTCTCTTATCACATTAACGTAATTGTACGGTATCAAAATGGACAACAATGAGCCTAAGATGCCTAAATCAATAATGCCTCGAGATAAAGATAGAAGTGACAGTACTAAAAGAGCAAATTGAATAGGAGCAACACAAGATAACAATACAATTGAAAATGTTTCAGCAGGAAAGACGCCAACATTTAAGGCTTGACTAAAAGAAGTTGCACCTATGACAAAGACTAGTAACGATTCCAGGTAACTAGAAGTGGTTAAGTTAGAGAATTTCACGGTAACTGATCTCAC